CGCGCGAGCACCTACCGCGGATTCGGCACCTGCGATTCGTATGCGCAAGCTCATGGCCCAACTCAAGGCGACCCGTAAGATGCTTCACGGGGGTCGCAAGCGTGGAACTCGTCGTCGGTAATTACTCAGTTGCCTCCGTCGGAGGAGCAAGAATCTTCTTGATGGGGATTTCCGCCGACACGATGTACAACGAGTTCTCGGTCATGACAATATAGCACGTCTCGCACTTAAAAACGTTCTCAATCGTGGACGTATACTCGTCGTTTGACTTCACGAGATACTTGATGGAATCCTGGACGCCGATGCAGCAAGTCTTCTCGAGACTACCGCGGTAATAATCAAGGTAAATAGGTTTATCGTGTTCCATCGCGACCTGGGCCGTGCGTAGCAGAACACTTGCGGATGGCAGACTCATTTGTTTATTCCGATGGACTTATTGCGTTAGTTTGAACGCGTCCTCCAACTTAAATCGCGACTTCATGTTGATAGATGGCAAAGAACTCTTTTCCATCTTCAGTATTGCCCCGATAGACTCCTTCACGAATGTCTTGAGAACCAAATTGTCCTTTGCGAGTTTCGCGGTCTCGAACAAGAACATCGCGAACTGCCCAACATTCTCTTCTGTCTGCGCAGTCCTCGGTTGCTTCGCGATTTCGCCAAGTTCGTTCACAACATCCTGAAGACCCGACTTAACTCGCTCCGTCGTCACCAGTCCCCGAAGCGACAACTCCATCATGAACTTGGCATATCCTCGCCTCTTCTCCTTTTGCCGCATCCAATCCACGACCTTATTATCGAAATCTGCCTCTGAACTCAGTGGAAACGTGATTGTCTCCGTCAAATTGTACAACTTGGGGAACATATCTGCCTGCGCAACCATATCGTCCACCATATCAGGAATCGTCAGGGATATTACACGCGCACACTCTGCCATTACAGAAGCATACGCGTGCTGCGTGATTGCCTTGTCGAACAACAGAGTAGCAATGCGGAGTCGGAACGTATCGTCGCGCTTCTGGATCTTATCGATCGCATCCTTCGATAACTTCTCCAAATTGGACGCACTGATCTTGTTGAAGATGGCAAAGATATCAGAATACTCTGGGTCCTCGCGCTCCTTGACTCGCCGCACGATATCCACAAGGATCTTCTCTCGCCAATTATCTGCCAAATGAGGCGGACGACGTGTTGCGGGTTTCTGAAATGGTTTGAACGTCATTGGCGTATTGCGCAACTTGGCAATGCTGTCCTGCACAACCTGGGGCAGGGCAAGTTTGGGATAAATGCGCAAAGCATACATCTGCGCTACCGTGATACCCATCCTTATATTGATTGTAGAAGTTCCATGAAAACGAATTTCGTTTTACAGAAGAGAGACTGAGTAACTAGTATAATGGAGGCAGAGGTTGCTACCACAAGATTCCAGTTTCCTTGGATTTTGTGGTATCACGACCCTGAGAACAAGGACTATTCCCTCGCGAGTTACGTGAGCATTGCGGACGTCGCGACGCCCCAGCAGTTCTGGACTCTTGTGGATTCCATACACAGAGACGCATGGGAGTCCGGAATGTTCTTCTTCATGCGTCGCGGATTCAAACCCATGTGGGAGTCACCCGAACATGAGGCAGGTGGGTCATGGTCCAAGAAACTCGAATCGTCACTGATGTACGATACATTCATAGATCTTATGGCACATTGCGTCTGCGGAACTCTTCTGACAAGTAAGGGCGAAACTCTTGCTGGAATCACAGTGTCTCCCAAGGGTCCTTTCTCTATCATCAAGATCTGGAACACAAGCACTGCCGTTCACGAGCGGTCCTACTTGACAAACACAATTAAGAACATGAAGATTGGAGATGATGTTACCTACACGGCACACAAGTCTCGTCCTAAATAATCTCTAAAGTATATTCTCCGTTATTCGTCATATCAAACAAATCCTGGACTCTCTTGATATAAATACCCCTCAATTTTTCAATGTGGGCAGAAGTCGGATTCTCAATCTTCTTCACGTATACGGGTTTTCCCAAATAGGACGTTACTTGCGGTAAAGGACCGTCCCAGAGTGCCAACCAGTTCTGAACCGATGTTATTGTCGGAAGAGGTGCGGGGAGTTTCCACATATCATAGACGAACTCTCGGAAGCACGCATAGAAGGAATTGTCAAGTGTCGGGAACAGTTCCGACTCTCCGTATGTGAGGATAGGGACGAGAGGCGTTCCTGTTTGGAGCGCGAGTTTGAATACTCCAGTGCGTTCTCGAATCACCAACTTCAGGTTCTTGCCGTTCGATAAGTGCATTTCCTTTGCCCCGCCCAAAACGATAGATACCGATTCGTCTGCAAGCGTCTTTTTTATAGCAGGGTAATCTGCCGAAATCGCATGTGTTATCTTCATCCAATCCCGCACGAACGGGAATAAGTGGAAGATATTTGCCACTGCGAACTTGGTGGGTTTGTATTCTGAAGACGTGATGCGATAGGCATTATGAATACCTGGTGTCACGGCAAGAAGACCGTGTGGGTGCCACACATTAATGGACTTCTCGGGAACACGGTACAATGGTTTTATCTCAAATGTCTTGCGAATATTCCGCTCGATCTTTGTGACTCCGCCCGCAAACAATTCGCGAATGAAGGCAATGATTTTTCTCACAAAGTCTTCCATGATTGGAGACGGAACGAGGTAGTATAAACAAATACACACGGCATACAACGTTAGATTTGTGAATACCATATAGGTGGCAAACGCGCCTGCTCCAGTCGCATAGGTTGGCCAGAAGTACGCGTATGTCGCGACGTGCATTGCCTATACGCACGAATCTCGAATGTAAATTCACACGAATTCACAAATGAAATGCGAAGATTTCTTTCTTCATTATGCCCATGCCATCGCGGCATTCGGGATATGTTCCGTTATCGTGACATTCCCGGACAGGTCTCCAATGTCCGCACTTCTTGGAGCAGGATTAATGGCAGTGAACTACTATTTCTCGCATAGACTCCTACATCTTGCGCCCGGATCTCTGAATTTCCACTTGAACATGCACCATGAAAAGTTGGGCATTCCAAGATGGGCCGAACTTCTTATTGAAGGAATACTCGAGTTCTTCTACTTCATGTTCTTTCCCGTCATCTTACAGGCAACGTACAAAGACTGGATTATTCCCTTCAGTGTGATTGTGCTATTGTCGATGGCATACACTTCCTATCACATCTATAACTACTCTATCCTAGGTTCCAAAGACCATCAGCGCCATCACATGAATCCTGAAAAGAACTACTCGCCAAACTTTTTGGACCACTTGTTCGACACCAATTTCAATGAAGAACATGAAGATTTGAATCCAGGTATTGTGAATGTGATTGCGTGTACTCTTGCGACTCTCTACCTGAAGAGGTTCTTTGGATGGACGGACCGCGTTTATTAACCGACGAAATAGTAATGGCACGTAAAGGCATTGATGTTCTGACGACTGCTCTCGTTGGCGGAATTGTTATTCTTATTATAATCTTCATGTCCCATGGAACCACTGTGGTTGTGAAAGACGGCGGAGTGACGTTTGATTCTGTCCGGAAGCATCCCTTTGATGTGTATAGCGACCCCTACAAACCCCCTGAGCGCGAGAATCCTTACCTCTTTGGACGTGATTACAATTACCAGCAAGTCGGCGTGTTAAACGACGGAAACAGTATGTTGCCGTTGTTCGGACGTCCTTCGCCTAAATCTTCGAGTTTATGGGAATATTATACCATGAACGGAAACATGAAACTCCCTGTAAAATACGGAGGACGCACATGTAACTCTGACAAAGGATGTAATGAGATGCTGGGCGGAAACAAGGACAGTGTGGATGTTCTTGGAATGGGTAATTTCAACTCGTTCATTTACGATACCAAGCAAATGCGTTAGACGGTGCACGGCATCAAGCACAACTTCACGTCGCCAAGGTTTGCGACGACGTACCGAATCATAAGGAACCAATCGTTCTTCATGTGGATCTCCAAGTTATTGCATAGATTCGTGCACTTGGTGAACAGAACCAAATGAGGCAGCGAAAAGTTTCCAGTCACAATCTCCCCAGTCTCTTTCTTCTGAATACTGAACTCGTTCTCCGAATCGCCCATAATGGTGGTGCGAGACGCAAAGTGACCCTTGCAGGAAAAGGTAAGGGAAGGACCCACATTCTTAATCTCTACTGTCTTTGCACCAAGCAGAGTCATGTCCCGACAAATCTTCTGGAAATCGAGAGAAGGCATCGTGATGTGCGTCGCGAACTCTGTCTCCGGCAACTGAATATCGGGTTCGTCGCGGTCCAGCAGATTCAGCTTATAACGCGTGACTTGCTTCTTCTCTCCATCCTCCAGAAGGATTCCGAGCGTATTCGGATCATCCTTCTCGATATAAAAGGTGATTGTATCATCGTTGGTTGCCGTCTTGATGATGCGATACAGATGGTCTGTGTTCACACCAATCACGAGTTTGGGGGAAGAATGGGAATAGGCAAACTTCTCGAACTTGTCCGCATACAAGCGAAGATGGACGAGAACAGTGCGAGTATTGTCCATTGCGACCATCCGAATGCCATCCTTATCAAAAATCAGACTCATCTCGACGAGAATACACTTGAGTGCCTCCTTCAGAGTGCGTATTGCGCCAGTCTGGACCGTCTTTGCCTCCACAAGAAACTCCGGCATTTTCTGTGTTAAGGTTCGTTCGTTAAAACACCTTTGTGTTCGGTCGGCATCCTTTCAATCCCAGCGTCTGCTGAAGCATGATTGGGGCAACCATACCTTTTCCAGGACACTTCTCGTGTTCATGTCCCAGAATGTGTCCCATCTCGTGCGACACCATATACTGGCGATACGAGTCCAAAGATAATTGACTGGCACTCGCACCTTTCAACCACCGTTCAGAATTCAACCACATCTTTTTACCTCCCAAAACAGCACACGACAGATTCCCAGGAAGTCCGCACTCTTTCTGTATTGTCCGAGGAGACGACAGACGAATCATAAGAGATGCTTTCGGGTCGTATTCAAAAACGTATCCTTTGCTACTCCATCCATCTGGATCAGCAAGGTAGATCTGAAGCAATTCCAGGAATGTTTTGGTTGGATATTTAACGTCAGAGTCAACGTGGGCACAATAACGCACCTTCATTGATTCTAAATGATATATTAATGATGAAGATCCGAATATATGTTCTGTGTTACGACGACCGAACGGAAGCACTCGCAAAAGAACGGTTCGGATATTATGACTGGGCGCGTATTTTCAGAATACCTGTTCAGACGCATTTGTTTGAAGGAGTAATGTTCCAAACCTATTTGATGGAGATGTATTCGGAATGGAAAGATATGGATTACGTCGGCACAGTATCCTACAAACTTCCCGAAAAGGTTCCGTTCCAGAAGTTTGTGAATTTGATTGCAAACGCAGGGTCCCACGATGCTGTGTTTTTTAAGGTATTTCCGTCTGATTTGTTTCACTTACATTCGCCCGTTCTCAAGAATGTTTACAATGACGTGTATCTGCAAACAATGCCGTTTCGTTTAACTGCTAAAGTGAAACGATATGCATCGTATAACTACTGGATGGCAAGACCACACGTTATGCTTGAATACATTCAATTCTTCAATACGAAATGGTTGCCTGCTCTCGAAGACCATCCACGCGTTTGGGAACCTGCAGGGTATCAGACGCCTGCTCCTCTGAGTCCTGAACAATTATTGGAACTTACAAAACGAGTACCTTGGTATCCTTGTCATCCGTTTGTAAACGAACGACTTCCGTATAGGTATATGGTAGAGCACAATTTTACTATTCTGGAATAGAACATTTCTCGCAAATACCTATTTTCAAAGTAAAAGCAATATAGAATAATGCATGCCGTTCTATTACTTGGTTCCAAAGGATGGATCGGAGGTAAAATACTTTCCATTCTTCAAACTGTGTCCGGAGTTTCAACCGTCATTGAATCAAGAGTCCGGGCAGATGATATAGATTCTCTGAAATCTGAACTCGATACGTTGACCCCCACACATGTCATTTCTGCTATTGGAAGAACCCACGGAGTTATTGGGGACGAAGTAATTCCGACAATCGATTACCTCGAGTATCCTGGTAAATTGGTGGAGAATGTTCGCGATAACCTTTTTTCTCCGGTTGTTATTGCCAAACTATGCTCTGACCGCAATATTCATTTCACATATCTCGGAACCGGATGCATTTTTGAATACACGGATGATGCCAAATACTTTGATGAGGGTGCGAAACCTAATTTCTTTGGATCTGGGTATTCCATAGTGAAGGGGTTCACAGACCAACTTATGTCTCTTTATGCTGACAACGTTCTGAATGTTCGGATACGCATGCCAATTACTGCCGAGTCAAATCCTCGCGATTTCATAACAAAAATCGTGAAGTATGAGAAGATATGCAGTATGTACAACTCCATGACTGTATTGGACGAATTGCTTCCAATCATGATTGATATGGCGTTAAAGAATCGCACCGGAACAATTAATCTCACCAATCCTGGAACCATAACGCATGAAGACATATTGGTGATGTATAAGGAACTCGTTGACCCGTCAAAGAGATGGACTTTAATGTCATACGAAGAACAATCTGCGCTTCTCAAATCGAAGAGATCTAATAACGAACTGGACACTTCTAAACTTCAACAATGGTATCCAGAAGTTCACGACATTCGAACTGCAGTTCGTAACGCGATTGAAAAGCGCGCTTCAACCTAACTTGTGTCCCCGAGCACTCCTCTTCACGGAAACAATGCGACCATACTTGTTCCGCTTCAAGTCCTTGCGCGTCAATCCACCCTTCGTCTTCTCGGCATTTCCATTCATCACCTGGCGACGCGAACCAACCTTGCGAGTCTTATGAGGCATTTGTAATATATTTACAATTTAATATGGTGCTATAGTCTAGCAATGCTTCCCTTCATTCGAAATAAAGTTGTTAGAATGAATCCTCAAACTCTCTTTTATACTCCACATCTTCAGGATGTACCCAATTTGTCGAACAGTTTGAATATTTTATTCATGGCATTCAGACCTGACCAGGAACTCTTTAATTTACGCAAATGGGATGGCGACATTCTTCGAAATTCGGATGTAGGGTTCAGCGGAACGAATATGTCAATCGTCATGATGGCTGAGGCGTTAAGTTCCGCAGGACATACTGTTTGGGTGGGTTCAAATTCGTGTAACGAGGGTAAAGTCATAAATGGAGTGAATTACATATCTCATTCCGACATTCGGGACATTGAAGGAATCGTGGACGGTCTTGTCATTCCTACATGGGTAAACCCGAATATGGATTTCAAGTGGAAGAGAGTTTCTAAATTGGTTCTTTGGTCTCATCTAAAACTATTTCCGAGAGAAGGTATTCTACAAAGATTCAAAGCACTGCACCCTGATTCTAAAATCTACTACAACGCGATAACAGAATATGTTCACACGTGGGTTCACGAGCATCATCCGTATTACAAAGACTACATCAGTAAGGTCGGACACGTAAGAAACCCTATTTTACTCGATATGGCACGAGACGCAAGTATTAAGACACCACATTCCTTCGTTTTCCCTGCTTCGTTTGTTCGAGGAGGAGATGTCGCATGTCAAGTCTTCGATGGACTTACATTCCCCGACAAAACAATGACAGTCTGTTCTTATATTGGAAACGATCTTGTAGAGAATGAGAAATACAGAATTCAAACACTTGGAAAGCGGAAATTGTACGAAACTCTTGCGAAAACAGAATACTTTGTGTATCCCGGCGTATGTTCCAAAACCACCGAATTAACGAAGGAAACAGACTCTTGTTGTGTTGCCGAATGCCTTTTGCACGAAGTGATTGTTGTAGCTTTTAAAGTAGGAGCACTTTATGAAAATTATGGAGATTGCGTTGTTTGGATACCGTTCCCAACGAATGCGAATATCGAATCCATTCAAAAAACAGGAGATACGTTCGAACCCGAATTGTGTTCTTCTGAAGTTATAAAATCGATACAGGACATTCTCTATGAACTCGATTCAAATCCTCAGAAGAAGAGTGAGTTGAGACGCAGAGGAAAAGAATTAATTATGAATCAGCGGAATCTTCAATCGTTGAAATCGAACTTTCTATCGTTCATAGACATAGAAAATAATACAGATTAATTTAAATGAGGTTGCTTATTAAGTTTCCGACCCGATCAAGACCAACTAAATTCTTAGAAGTATTGAAGAAGTATGTAATTGGGTCGCACGATATGTCAAAAACTAGGATTATTGTTTCTATCGACGAAGATGACGCAACGATGACAAATGAGGTTATTGCTCGAGCAAAGTCTTTTCACCAAAACATTGAAGTAATAAAGGGACCTTCTTCTGGGAAGGTTCGCGCAATTAATAGGGACATGCCAGACCCTTCTGAGTTTGATATTCTGTTACTTGCGTCAGACGATATGGTTCCATACGTTAACGGATACGACAGAATCATCCGGGATTCCATGGAGCAGTTATATCCGGACACAGATGGTGTCCTATTTTTCAATGACGGTTATTCTGGTCGCCGATTGAACACACTCGTTATTTGCGGATCAAAGTATTATTCTCGATTCGGATACATTTATCATCCCGAATATAAGTCTTTGTTTTGCGACAATGAATTCATGGACGAAGCAAACAGACTCGGAAAACAGACGTATTATGATCAACCAATTATCAAGCATGAACATTACACTCACATTCGTGCGAAACCTGATGCGTTATATAACGTGAATGAGGCGCTCTATTCGGAAGACGAAAAGGTCTATCAGCGCCGTAAGAAAATGCTTGGAGACATCCCAGTTCGCAAACCTTTGGACGAAACTGCACAAATCGATGTATCTGTCATGATATGCACGCTCCCAGAGCGAAGTGCGATGTTTGAAGCATTGCTGGAAGATATAGAAAACTTCAAGAACCTTACATCTCTAAACGTCGAAGTTATTACAGACAATACAGTTGGAATTACAACGGGGACAAAGCGTAATTTACTTGTTGCTCGCGCAAAAGGAACGTATTGTTGCTTTGTGGACGACGACGATAAAATTACCCCCCACTACTTCAAAGTCATAGAACAAGCGATTCAGACTGGAAACGATTACGATTCAATCGCATTCAATGGTCGGTTTTACGTGAACTTTGCATTTGATAAACCATTCTATCATTCTTTAAAATACGAAGACTGGAGCGATGGAAAAAAAGGATATTATCGACCCCCGAATCATTTGAACCCTATTAAAACATCCATTGTAAAGCAGGTTTTTTTTAAAGAAATTTCACATGGAGAAGACCACGATTTTTCGGATAAACTAGTGGACTTAAAACTTGTAAAGATAGAGTACAGTCATAATAAGTTTCAATATTTATACTATAAGAAATGGGTAGATCCGATTGAATTGTTACCCACTCGTCCTATTCGTTGGGGACTTCGGCGATGACATTTTCACAATTGGAACTATACGATATAAACGGTATGAAGGATACTGAACCATTGGATCTCGCAAGCAAAATGAGTTCTGGCAAAAAAACGGTATTTTCTTTTTCTGTATACGGTAACGTCAACAAATACGTTGGCGGTTTACTAGAGAACTGTAAAGATATCAACCGATTATACCCAGAGTTCTGGATATACGTATATCTTGGAAACGATTTCGATCAAAGCATTATTACAAATAATTTTTCGGGTATAAGGAATCTTAAACTAATTCAAACGAATTACTCCGGACATAAATGTATGGTTCAACGGTTCATAACAATCGACGATGCCGATGTTTCGGTATCTTTCTCTAGAGATTGCGATTCTAGAATTAATGAAAGAGACCAGTATTGTATTAACACATTTTTAGCATCGAACAAGAAATTTCAAATCATTCGAGATCATATTGCGCATGATACCGAAATACTAGGAGGATTATGGGGAATCCGCAAAGGTCTTTTACCTTATAATATTCGAGTTCTATTAGAAGAGTATGAGACCAACTTTGATGTTTGTAATTTCTGGTCTGATCAACTGTTTTTAAGACGCTGTATTTATCCATTGGTCAAAGATGATTGTATAATTTTTGATCCTTACAGACATTATACTGTAGAGACCGTCCATGAAATACCCGTACCTTATAAAGAGGTGTATGGTTGCAGAGACCATGCTGGGTTCATTCATATGCCTGTGAATTTAAATAACCCGTTCGGAGAACACGGTCCACGTTATGAAATATAATTTTATTGTTTTACGTAGTATTAATATGCAACAGATTCTATCCGGGTATCATTTCCAAAAATCATGTAAATGGAACCTTGATAATCGATATCCCATACGCAAATGGAAAAGTCGTATAGATCTTAGAGTCGGAGACTCTGTTTTCTTGAAAGTGTGCGACATACCATACTTTATATCATTAAATATAAACACGCGCGTTGTTTTAGTAGTGCATAACAGCGATGAGTCCTTTACAGATTATATGTATTCTGTAGTTAAACCATACGTTCTAAAAGTTCGAGCAGTTAATTGCATTACTCCTCTTGCCGAACAGATTCCACTCGGGTTAAGGGACGACCAATATGTTTCACATGGACACATACTCGATGCTATAAATTCTCCTCCAGTTGAAAGAGATATTTTGTGTATTGTGAACTTTATATTGCGATCAAAGCAGGAACATAGAGAAGCGGTTTATAACTTGTTTAAGAATAATCCTCATTGTAAAGTTGATCACGACTACATGCATTACACGAAATCTTTAAAATTTACAGATGAAGAAACTATTCAGCGTCAAAAACAATACTACAAAACACTAAAACGTTCAATATATTCGATATGCCCACAGGGTGAGGGGATTGATACGCATAGGGTATATGAATCTATTTATTTAGGAGTGATTCCGATAGTCCTTTCATCGCCGCTAGACCCAATGTATTCGACAATGCCAGTAAAAATTGTAAAAGATTGGGAATCGGTTGTAAGTTTCTTGGAAGAGGAATCGCACAAGCATACTCTGCGCGACTAAACTAATTATCCTGCATATGCCTAAATGGTCCGGTTGAACTTCTTAAATATTGAATCAAAGTATTACACTCTCGTAAAAAACATGAATCAACCCTATAAAGATATAAATGTTCCAATAGATATATCTGGAAAGCGCATTGTAATATCGTATTCCTTGTATGGAAACGCAGGTAAATATATAGAAGGTTTGATTATAAACTGTAAACTAATAAATTTACACTTTCCAGATTTTTGGATATATGTTTTCATAGGAAACGATTTCGATCATTCTATACTAGAAAAAATAACTAATTTCAATAATATAAAGATTATAGAGACCGGAGTTTCGGGTCATTTGAACGCATTACATAGGTTTGTTGCCATAGATTACGATGAAGTTGGAATCGCGTTTTCAAGAGATTGTGACTCTTATGTTAATCGACGTGACCGATACTGTATACAAAAATTCTTAGAAACAGGTAAAAAATTTCAAATCATTCGAGACCACGAATTCCATAACAGCGAAATACTCGCAGGGATGTGGGGTATTAAAAAAGGCATACTTAGGTTTAACATGATGAACAAAATAAATGAATTCTTATATTCAAGGAAAGGATTAATACTATTTGGCAATGATCAACATTTTTTAACAAGAGAAGTATACCCACACGTAAGAGATCACTCGCAAATATTCGACGACTTCTTTGATTTTCCCGGAGAAACTCGTGAGAAAATAGTCGGTATTCCGTATGAGCCATATAATCACGTTGGAGTAGCTGCTATGTTTATAAATTATCCAGACATAAACCTTGCCGATGTCTAAATAAAGTATATACAACTTTAAATATAATAAAATAGAAATGGCAAGAGTGAGTTTCATATCGTCTAAATTAAGTAATAACTCTAATCCTGTAAGTACGAACCCACCTCTTAATGTAGAACCCGATTACTCTCTAAGAACAGTTATATCGTACGCATTATACGGTGGAGCAAATTCTTATATAGGAGGATTGGTGAAAAATTGCGAACTGATAAATAAATCTTTTCCTGATTTTTGGGTATATGTGTTTGTAGGAAACGATTTCGATCATTCTATTCTAGAGAGGTTGAATACATTCAGTAATATAAAAATTATAGAGACCGGAAAATCCGGGCATATAAACATGAGTTTAAGATTTACAGCTATAGATTACGATGAAGTCGGAATCGCATTTTGTAGAGATTGCGATTCCTACGTGAATAGACGAGACAAATATTGTATTCGGAAATTCTTGGAAACAGACAAGAAATTTCAAATCATTCGTGAACATTTACAACATACATCTCTTATCATGGGAGGAATGTGGGCAATTAAAAAAGGTATATTACAGCTAAAAATATCACACTTAATCCTACACTATTTTACAAATCTACATAATCCGGGGTATGGGGACGACCAAGACTTTTTGTGTAAAGAAATTTATCCTCGCATAAAAGATTCATGCCAAGTATTCGATGAATTCTTTCACTTTCCGGGAGAAACTCCAGAGAAAATAGACGTTGGAGTTCCATATACGACATATAATCATGTTGGAGCAGACTGGTACGATGCGTCTAGTTTAGATTGAATATTGTTCGTGAATAACTAAAGATGAAGATTGGAACAGTATTGACTGCGAGCGATCTTAATCCATTATACTCAGAATTCATTCCTAACTTTATAAAATCCTGGTCTATACTATTTCCAGAAATTGACGTTGTAGTGGTGTTAGTAGCAGACAGCATTCCGGATAAATTATTAGAATTTTCGAAGAACATTCGCTTGTTTAACCCAATCGAAGGTATACATACTGCTTTTCAAGCACAATGTATTCGTCTTCTGTATCCTCAATTCATAGAACGGAATGAGGGGGTTTTGATCAGCGATATGGATATGCTTCCAATGAACCGATTTTACTATGAAGATGCTATTAAAAACATTTCAGACGATACCTTTATCAGTTATAGAGATGTGTTATTACCTCACGAAATCCCAATGTGTTATAACATTGCTATTCCCAGTGTATGGAAACGTGTGTTCGAGGGAGAGACAATTCAGAAGTGGCACGTTGGAACTAACTATGATGGAAACCACGGAGGTGTTGGATGGGGCACTGACCAAATTACTCTTATCAAAAAGTTTAATGAATACTCGGGGAATAAAATTATTCTGAACGATGCTATAACGCGCTATAGTAGATTGGATAGAATATCTGGATGGCAGTTTTCGGATCTAAGAGAATTAAGAGATAAAATATCGAAGGGAGAATATAGCGATTACCACTGTTTAAGACCATATTCCGAACATAAAGAGATGAATGATTTTATAGTCGAATCTCTGAAGATAATTCCGGTAATTAAAAATAACATCATAATACCGAAGCATTTTTCATTAATATCTGGCAAATTTAAATATGTTTGATTAGAAAATGTTACTTGACATCGACGCATTATATATTATTAATGACGCAGAACTATGATAATAATAAAATGCCACCAAACAATAAGATGTCCTTTATATGGAATAAAAAGATAAAAAATATGACTAGTATAGTGCCTAATACTGATAAGTTCATATCAAAGCTAGCCATTATTTCCGGAATGGATATTCATTTCGAATGCATTGGGTTCTTATGTGAACTGTTAAGAGAATACACCATTTCATTATACGTTCCATGCGATTCTTACGGAACTGTAAAATTCTTTTGCACATTATTTCCAAATGTAGTAAACATTTTTTACAATAAAGATATCTCGCAATTAATGAGTTCACACGATACAGTTTTCAAATTGACTTCAAACGATAGTATCATACACAACCCAAACATAATTTCAATACTCCATTTAGATGGAAAACAAGATATTTCTGAAAGATTTATTGCATTAACGCCAGCGATACCTGCAACATATTTATTTCCAATTTATCGTGCACCAACCATACTGTATTACGAGAATACTATTACATTTGTAGGATATTTCACAAACAATTGGGTAGATAACGACTTTGATAATTTTATAAATACTAGCAATTACATGTTTAATTTTGTAGTATATGCAGAAGACGATTACACTATTTTAGACAAGTATAAAAATATTAGTGTATATCGGGGTATCCAACAAGAAACTCTAGTTGATTTGATAAAATCTAGTAAATTTATATTATCAAGGAAATTTCCAAATTACGATAGATTTTCAGGAACGTATTCATTGGCAATGTCTTTTGAAAAACCGTTAATTCTTAATAAGAAAACTAGAGATATTTATGACTTTCCAGGAATAGTATTTGAGCACGAATACTCCGAAATTATTGAGCAACTTAATATGTCGAATGATGATTACGATCTATTGCTTGGTAAAGTGAAATCATTTAATACAAAAACATTAAGTGACAATAAAGATAAACTGACTAAGTTATTAACTCAAAATAAAATACTGTATTAAAAAAATGGTAAGATTAAGTTTTTTAAATATTCAAAAACAGTCTTCCAAGGTTTCAACTTTTATAACTGAAAATATTGAGATTAAACGAACAAGTCAACCAATATATATGACGCCAACAACAAAAATTGAAGTTGTTTTACGAATGTGTTCTCGTCACGAGGCTTTATCAGGAGACGGTACTCGTCCGAGTGGATTTTCCAAAGAAACTGTCTTTCAAAACCTTTTAAAAACTAGAGATGAAAATACGAATATAACTGTTTTATTTGACGGGGACTCAACTGCTCATTGGATTCACAATTATGAAGTAAAGGTTGTAAAATTTGAAGGTGGGGGTGGTCACGAATCTTTTTTATTTCAAATAAATTACATCAAATCTCAAAATTTTAGAGACGATACAATCATATATATATTAGAAGATGATTATTTGCATAAAGATGGATGGTGTCGGGTTTTACGAGAAGGATTGGGGTATATAAAACCTTCCAGTTTAAAATTTGATTATATAACTCTCTACGATCATGGCGATAAGTATTTTTATGAAATGTATTATGAGTTAGCATCTAGGATAGGAATAAGCGAGACAGTTCACTGGAGAACGGTACCATCTACAACCAATACGTTCGCAATGATGTATTCAACATTTATTAAAGACTTTGAAATACATAAAGAGTTTCTCAATTACGATCATCGTAAATTTCTAGCGTTAGGAGAACATGGAAGTATTATTGGAAGTTGTATTCCTGGTTATTCTACACACTGTCACAAGTCATATATGAGTCCCTTTTTCAATTATACCGTAGACGTTAAAAATAAGAATACTGCGCTTATAGTTGAACCACGCAACCTTGAAAGATTGCCTTTGATTATAAAACATTTTCAAGATACGCTTGGACCAGATTGGAATCTTGTTTTTTATTGCGGCGTTGGTCTTAAAGAACATTGGTCTCAGCATTTGAAGAACGTTGATATTCGAGAACTTCAAGTTAGTAACTTAAACGCGGAAACATACAGTGATCTATTTAAGAATATAGATTTCTGGGAAAGTTTTTCTGGAGAGTGGATTTTAACATTTCAGACGGATGCATGGATTGTAAACAATCCACCATTTACAATCGACTATTTCATTCAAAGAAATAAAAGTTATATTGGCGGAAATATGGACTTTTTATGGGATTACATGCCAAATATGTTAGAAAATCCCATAATAGGGCATTACAACGGAGGATTATCTTTACGAAAGAAGAGTGATATGACCCGTATTTTAAATGATTTTCCTCCGATGATTACTATTGAATATCCAAATGCCAAAAGATTTGAAGAGAGCCCAGAAGATGTATATTTTACTGTAGGATGTTATAAACTCAATCTTCCAATTGGGAGTAATGAAGAAGATTCGCATTTCGCGATTCATAAGATTTTTCATTCCTCGTTTTTTGGGGTCCACAGACCAAGAGACGAAATAAAACCTTTATTGTTGTCAAAACACCCAAATATGACCATTGCGTATATGTAGATCATGTTCACACGTGATAGAATTATGGTTGTATTATTACCTGATTGCACGAAATACTTCATCTCTAAGATGCCGTTTTTATTATTTATGAAGTTTTTGTAAATATATACGTCCTCATCTTGCTGAGAATAGAATAATCCCTGTTCTGAAGAAATTTTTTATTATCGTTGTTTACTGAAAGCGTTTTTGAAAACTTATTTGTCCAAGAAAAAGGCATTTATATACATGATTTAAAAGATTTGTGTTAATTTTATTACAAGAATTGTACTTATAATCGTATACTTGTTTGGATGCGTTAATTAATTTGAAATAAAATTATTATATATGATAAATGCTTCCGTGGAATAAAATCGGAAAACTCTATTATGAAAATAGTGAACCTCGTATTGAAAACAAGATACCAGATGAACAAATTAAAAATAGATTTCAATTCTGGAAAAATAAAGGATTCAATCCAAAGATAATATACGACATCGGTGCGAATCATGGGTTATGGACCAGAGATATGAAGAGTATATTCACTGAGTCAACATATTACTTATTCGAAGGTTGCGACGAAAACACGCAATACAATACAGAACAAAACTATTATACTGTTTTGCTAGGAAATACTGAAGAAACAGTAGATTTTTATTGCGTTTCTCCGGGAAACTGTAACACAGGGAATTCCATATATCGAGAACTGACAGATGGGTTTCAAAACGTAAAGGGAACGAAAACGCAATTACGACGCTTAGATTCATACATATTAGAGAGTAATATACCTTACCCAGATTTCATTAAGATAGATGTTCAAGGTGCAGAATTAGATGTACTTAAAGGGGGAACTGAGTGCTTAAATCATGCTACAATGGTTCTTTTAGAAGTGTCTTTACACAGATACAATCTCGGCGCCCCTTTATTCGGAGAAGTAGTTTCTTATATGATGTCAAACGGGTTCGAAGCAATCGATATAGTCGAATCCCATCATTTGAAAGGATACCTCATACAGATAGATATATTATTTGCAAAAACTGGGTCGGGGTATAGGTTGGATACGTTTATTTCTTAGACACGCCAATAAGTAAATCAGTACGTTAGTTTGTATATAATTAAGTTGTAACTTAATTGTAAATGCCATTGCCTTGGCAGAGATTAAGAGCTGTTGAGCAAAATATACATAAACGACCAGAATTACACGTAGTTACATTCGCCACAGATGAGTCTCGATTAGTTGATCTTAAACAAAGTTGTAAAAACTCGGGGTTGGAAATTACTATTATAATGAAAGCTACTTGGAACGGTTATCAGGACAAAATTTTGTATATAAAAGAATTTCTTCAGAATATTCCCGAAACAGATATTCTATGTTTTGTGGATGCATATGATGTATTAGGACTGTGCGATAAAGATGAAATCCTGAAAAAATTTTATAGTTTTAATTGTGAGTTGGTTATTGGCGCAGAATTACATTGTTATCCAGAATGGAATAAACAACAGTATCCTCAAGTAAAATCTTCTACCAATTATGATTATGTAAATTCTGGAGGATATATTGGATATAAGCGAGCTATCTCCAAAATGTTTAATTGGAAACCTCTAAACGATGCTATAAGTATGTGCAGCAATGATTCAGGTGGCGATCAAAACTATGTAACGTTATATTATATTTCGAATCATTCAACTGAAAATATTTTACTAGACAGAGAATGTAATATTTTTCAAAATATGCATTTGGTGGATTGGAATGAGATATATTTTAGAAATGGACGCGTTGTAAATAAAATTCTTGAAAAAACGCCATGTTTTCTACATTTCAATGGCGGAGTGTTTTGGAATCACGACCGAACAATAAATATCATGCCGGTAATTATACAAAAATTACAAGACACACGGAATAACAGTGATGTGCTAAATCTAAAACAATATTCGCAATTAATCACAGAAACTTGTTTTCCACATAGTCAAATTAAGACTGGAGAATAATTATACTTGCATTACTTTTTGTTCCAAATAAATTTACGATGTTTTTCAATATTACCTGAAGCGTTCTCGCTATATTTTGGAGCAATCGAAGAAATATGTAGTCTGTAATGTTCAAGTGTAAGTTTATACCTTACTTCTTCTGAAAAATCTATATTTGGCGGAGTAATATTGTTTACATCTAAATCATCCCACTTATCTAACAAAACCATAGGATATATCCTAGCAAAATGTTCGGTATTAATAGACCGAATACATATCGGAATTGTGTTGGTGTATAAACATTCCCAAACACGATGCGAATCTATTCCATTCCCTTCCGGGCAAATCGCATATTTATACTGATTTGCCAGAGCATACAAATATGAGGTGTGTGACATGGGCCTCCCAAACTCGAGTCCCTTTGATTCTAGAATACTCTTACATTCAGATCGTTTTGTTGGATTCGTGTCAACTCCGAAGTAAAAATATATGCCAGTCTTGTCAGAATTTTGGTTCGGAACAATATCGTCCCAATTTTCAAGTTTTCCACAATACCACATTCTATTCGCAATACCTATTGGTATAGGGGTTAGTTTCGCGTGAGTTATACACACGTTCTGAGCGAACCAATGCACAACTTTGTCTGAATTCAGTATCGATAGGGAAGATTCAGTTATATTGTCATCGCTGTTATGAGTTACGAGAACAAATGGATTTTGAAAAAAATGTAATTTTTGAGAAAACTCATTTAAAAATTCTGAATAACAAAAGACCAGTCCTGGGTTTGAATATGATGAGCTTATAGTAGATATAGACTTCCATTTGTCGGAATATTGTTTTATAAATGGATTGAGTTGGAATTTAGAATCTTCGCCAAGTTGAAGATCGCATAATACCTGGAACAGTTCTCCAGATATATGCATTTATATTTACCTCGCAAAATTGAATGTTGATATCAACGCTCAATTTTGGGATTTCTCCCGTTTTGTATTTTTATGTTTATTACTGCCGAACAAGATTTAGTTGCTGTAGGCGAACAACTAAAGAAGTTGTATACGAGAACAAGAATTAGGATACTTGAGTGCATTCAATACTTCGTCTCGAAGATGTAATTCTATAGCATTGTAGTTTGGAACATCTTCTATCTTATTATACACCCTCGTATTCCTAGAATCAAATAACCGATTCTTTCTAGGATAGAACGGATTCTCCCAAAACTCATTAATTGAAATCCTTTTTTTCAGAATGAAACCGTTCCGGGAAAGTATATCTCTACACTTGTCATCCTTCACTATATTATTCCCATCAAGTTCTATCACGATAAGATACGTTGGTATGCTGAAATCGTATGTTTCTAAAACAACAAGTTCTCCACCTTCGACATCTATACTCAGAAGATCAACATAAGATAAATTGCTAACTTTAAGAATATCCTTCATAGGTTTGCCTCTGACTTGATATTCGAGATCGCCGTTCGGATACCACTCCGAACGAAACGAGTGAGACATAGTGTCAACTGATCCTGCTACTGCTCCAGTTCCAATAAACTTCACTGGTTCAGACGAAGAATGTACGGCGTAATTGTAATTGTGACAATTTGGTCTATTACGGCACATTGTATGATATTGCTGCGTAGGTTCTATAAGAACTCCCTTGAACCCAAGAGTATCTTCGAAAAACTTGCTGTTTGAATAAGTAATTCCGTCATACCCGCCAAGTTCAACAAAGATTCCATCTGAGGTATTCTTGTTTATGAAGTTGTTGTAAATATATACATCTTCTCCTTGCTGAGAATAAAATAATCCATGTTCTGAAGAACCTTTTTTATTATCACTGTTTGTTGGATCTGTGTTTGAAAACTTATTTGTCCAAGCAAAAGGCATTTATGATTATCTCGCAAAATTGAATGTTGATATCAACGCTCAATTTTGGGATTTCTCCCGTTTTGTATTTTTATGTTTATTACTGCCGCGCAACCAAACGCTTAGTTGCTGTAGGCCAGACCACCCATGCCGCTCATCACGCGCAGCACGTTGTAGTTCAGGGCATACACGCGGACCTGCGCCGTGCGCGTGCTCACAACCGTGTTGATGGACACCGTCAGTTGGAGGGTCGCCTTGTCAATGCGGGAGAAGTTGCACGTGCCAGAAGGCTGGTGCTCCTCGGGGCGCAGCGCGAAGGAGTACACGTTGATACCCGTAGAAGGAGTGCGGCTGTGGTGCTGGAAGGGCTGCACCTTGTCGAAGTAGGCACCCTCGCGCTCCGTGAAACGGTCCTGTCCGTTGAGCTGGAGCTTGGCAACCTCCACGGGGTTCTTGCCCTCGCAGCGCGTGCCGGAGTCCAGAATCACCTTCGCAAGCAGGTAGTTGACACCAGACTCGAACTCGTTCAGGCCCTGTAAGTCGCTAGTCTCAGCACCAATGAGCGTCGAGTTCTGCGTCACACCCTGTCCGAGGAAGGCAGTGGCGTTGGACGCGTTAGCAGTCAAGTTCGCAGACTGGGAAGAAGAAGAGTTCTGAGACAGCAGAGACATGATGAGACCGTCCGTGCTGAAGTCGTCCGAGTAGTTGAAAGGCTGAGGGCCACCAACGGACGCAATCCACCCCTGGTTCGAGCAGTCCACGAAGGAGTCGCGCTGGATCACCCACAGGAGTTCCTTGACGGGGTGGTTGAAGTTCAGCTGAATCTTGTTGGAAGACGACGTGATGGACTCCGCACCAGTGTACTGGACCTGCTCAATCAGGTACTCGTGCGAGTTCTGGGCGAAGCGGCGGCGCTCCTCCGTGTCGAGGTACACGTAGTCAACATACAGAGACGCGGCCGCGAGGGACTGGGCAGTCGGTGTGGCAGCAGAACCGACGCTCGTCTCGTAGTAGATAGAGTTCTGCCACGTCTCGAAGTCGACGTTGATGCGGACCTCGTGGTACTGGAGCGCAATCAGGGGAATCGCAAGACCAGGGTTGCGGCAGAACCAGAACTGGAGAGGGATGTAGAGCGTCTTCGCGGGGGTGCCCTGGCGAGCAATACACGAGATGGTGGTCTCGTTCGCCGCGCACGTCGCATCGAGAGCAAGACCGTTCGCGCGCTTCAGGAGCACGAGGTCGTGGGTGTTGCCGATGATGGCATCGAGCGCCTTGACCGTGCCCGCATCCGTGGACAGCTGGGTCCAGATCTGCATCCAGTCACCATACTGGCGGTCAATGCGCTGGCCGCCAATTTCAACCTCAACCTGCTTGATGAGGCGGTGACCGATGTAGTTGAGCCAGCGGAACCCGGAAGTGGCCGTGCCGCCAGTGAACGTCTTAGTTGATCCAAGAGTTAAGTCGATCTGGGGGAGCACAACCTGAACGTACGTCTTGTACATCAGATCCGCGTTACGATTGATGACGGCAGTCACGCGCTTGTTAAAGTCGGCCTGACCGTTGAAGGTGACTTCAATAGCCTCCACCGCGAAGTTGGTATGGCGCTTGTACAGCACCTTCCAGAAGGTAATCTGGGGGTTGCCCGAGATGTAAATGTCCTGCGCACCATAGCTCACGAGCTGCATAAGACCACCGCCCATATTGTGTTTATACCTATGACTTGGAAAATATTTTCAGGAGTTATGCCCGCAAGCGACCGCGAAGGTTCATCCACGATGGACTAAACCTTGATGTTGGTTTTATACGCGAATACGTATAAAATAATAGGTTGTTATTCATTCTCCCCTGTAATTCCGAGGAGTATGAACTTTTAAACAACTTCGAGAAGTCGTATTTGGTATCTATCATGTTTGAATACTGTGTTTCAAGGTATTCTGGAGTTATTTCAGAGTAATCACGTGTATATAAAATTGGACAATTGCCGTATGTTTTTAAAATATGTTTATGCATTTCTACTATAGGAATACACCCTGCCATTAATGCTTCATAGTGTCTATGGCAATCAGTGCCGTTCCCAGCAGGAGAAACTACAAATTTATACTTCGGAAGTTCCCGAAAGTAATCATCTGGGGTCATAGATTGATTTGGGACTCCGATTGCTCTCATTTTACTAATAACATCTCCCCGACTTGTTTTTCTGTTAATGTGATTGCTGTCATCCGTTTCAGGACTTATAGCACACAATACTATATTCTCATGATTTCCAATCAGCGATTGTTTCTCATATTTATACGAGACTCCAATCGGAAAAGGTTCTTCAAAATCCATACCGTTCGGAGTCGAAGCATTCACGATGATTTCCTTTTGAGATTTTGGAAGAGTTTGCCACTCGCGAAGAGTATACATTCTACTCTATTAATAAATGAACATCTTTCTTCTTCCTACCTCCAATCCATTAGTGAACACATTCTTGCGGTCCATAGTGTTGATTGTAGCAATGGTGTTTGGATTTAATACGACGTTCTATGCTGCATATTGGGGTGCGATCATTCACGACACGATTTCTCTTGTGTTGATTTACCCCCTACTTTAACGAACATATCCGAGATTCACGCCGCCGTCTGTAGCGGTCCCAGTAGACCCAAACCCACCCATTCCACGATTATCGGAAGCACACGGCAACTCGTCAAAAGACTTAAGGAGAATCACGGACTTCCAAGGAAGGAAGTTATGCTGGCAAATCTGGAAGAGACGCGATCCGTCGGGACCGTCTTCGAACGGATGGGCGTCCGTGTCGTAACGTCCATGACTCAGCACATCTACCTTTGCTTGAACTTCACCGCGATATCCCGAGTCCACAAGTCCAATCGAGTTTGCCATACGGAACCGAGTCTTATAAATGGAAGACCGAGGAAGAAGGAGACACGGCATCGGGTTTCCGGCAGAATCCACTGCCGCAACACGAACATTGAGTCCGAACGAATGTGACCGAATTGATAGCGGAACATGGTATGCCCCAATCGGGATGTCAAACCCAGAATCCGTATACCTGTGGTTCTTCAGATGCGCATCAATACGAGCAAACGCGAGTTCATCTGTAGGAGAAATGTATAGGGTCATTGGTCTTTATATGTCGAGTTCTATCTAAGTGTATAACTATTTAAGACAATACAAGTTAGCATAGGAAATGAAACAAATCGCTATAATTATACCTACAAGAACGCGTCCGTCGAATATACAACGTTTACACGATCAATGGTTTCGAGTTACAGACAAATCAATTACCACAGACTGTGTTGTTGTTCTTGACCACGACAATGAGTCGGAGTATCCGAGACTAGAGGGATTTCGATATATTGTCGTACATAATGAGATTCGCGGTGCAGTAAACCCGTTGAACCAAGTTGCTGTCCAACTATGTAACGACTATGAATATTTGGGGTTTTGGGGAGATGATATGCTTCCAATAACACCGGATTGGAACTGGTGGTTTTATATCAGTCTTAAAAATCGTGGGAAGTACGCTATGGTTTATGGAGATGACGGGTATCAGGGTGAACGTATTCCTACACAAATCGTAATGGACAGTTTGATTGTCAAAAAATTGGGATATATGGGGCATCCTGAATTCAAACATATGTATGTTGATGATTTTTGGAAGTATCTCGGCAATTACTTGGGCACGCTGGTATATGTGAAAAATGTTAGCATCGAACACAAACATTTTTCCCTTGGGAAAGCACCTGAAGATGAACTATACACCCTCTACAATACTTATGAGGTATTTGAAGACGGTAGACAGTGTTATGCTAAGGTTATAAATTCACACGAATTTCAGGAGAGTTTGAAGATATTGAAAAATGATTTGGAATGAATAATTACAACTCTTAGAAAGCTTCCCCTCCGGCGCTATTATCGGATTTAAAAAATCTTCCGCCCATATAAATGATATTTGACGCAGAATATTCAGTTGGAAATAGAACTAACCTACTTGAAAATATAAAAAAACTCCGTTCAAACGGGAAATTTACTGTAATTGATGTTGGTGGATCAACGGTTGGATGGTCTCATGAAGTTGTAGATGCTATATGCGATATACAGTCTTGTTCGACAAATATATTAGTTTTTAAGATTAATATCAATTTACCAAATGAATGGAAAGAGGTAGATGAATATGTAAAAGAACATGGAAAATTTGATTTTAGTATTTGTACTCACACTCTAGAAGATATAAGTAATCCTAAGTTTGTTTGTTCTAAATTAAGTGAAATTAGTAAAAGCGGGTTTATCGCGGTTCCAAGTAAATACATCGAATTGGCAAGATTTGAAGATAGTCGATTTAAGTGGAGAGGATTTATCCATCATCGTTGGATATTTACAATTGAAGATAATAAATTCGTCGGTTACCCTAAAATTTCATACTTAGAATATAATCCTGTATTCGATACCATTGCTTCAACTGATAATAATATAAAAGATTTAAGTTTTTATTGGGAAGACTCTGTTGATGTTTCAATTATTAACAACGATTATTTAGGACCTTCTTCGGAAGCTGTAAAAGGATATTATTTAAATTTGTTAAATCATAATCCTATCACTCAAAGACCATCCGGGGAACAATATGCATTGCTTCTAGCTCCTGAGCCCATAACTTCACAGCGTATGGAATCGTCTTCAGTTCGAAGTGTGTCTGTGCTCCGCACGATCCGCAATGGTAGATATTCTCTTTCGCGTTGACTACAGCAAGTGTTCCGCAAGACTTACAGAACCCCGTTGTGAATGGATCCGACACATCCATGAGGCGCTCCTTGGTGAACATCGCAGCACCGTGAGACAACATAATATTGTTAAAATCGACTTCGGGATCATAGATGTGAACACTAGCATCTTTCAGAACATATACTAGAGAATCTATATACTCTTTTACGAATCGATGAGTCCAATTTGAGATTACAAACCGAATCATTGATTTGTATTTTCAATTATTATGTAAATTGTATACTCAAAAACTATCAAGATTGCGCGCTGTATTGAAACTATGATTCACTTATAAAGGTTCTAATTAGAATTTAATAGGGAAGCTTTATTCGGAAGATACCCCTTCTTCACTGCGAATTGAAATAATTCAGATTCATTATGAGTCCTTGGAATCTGCGTCAACTCTTCGACTGCACTCCCTCCAGAGTCGTATGGCCATACAGTGAGAAAGGTGGTATTATAGCATGCATATATAGGAAGATTAATAATACTACATACTATTCCAAAAAAGACATCATCGTCATTACGTATTCCGGGTGGTAAACTATCTATGAATTCCTTCTCAAATAAATGATAATTTTCTTGCAAGGGTTTTACAGGGTATACTACTCCATAAAACCCACCACTTGCATCTACAAATCCATGATTACGATATGCCAACCCATCGTTACAATGATATGGGTGCTTGATAAGATTAATGCCGGCTAGAGTTACTACATAGTTAGGTAGAGAATTACTTACTGATTTCAATTTTTCAATATGTTGAACACTGTATTCTATATCATCGTCGACGGTAATCACGTATCTTATATTAGAACTACTCGTGGTCTTAATATATTCTAGAGCACCAATAAGTTTTGTTGCGGGACCGTAGTCTTTTGTGGGTCGGTTTACAACTACATTGGTATCGCTCGATAACCATTCCGGAATGACAACATCTTCTTTCCACTTTTCGTATTCGAGAGGAATGTTTACTATAATTTTGCACTGAACACTTTGCCCTTTGAGGGTTTCGATAACTCTTGGCAAGCATGTATTAAATCGTCTAGGTACACTCGTTAAAGAAACAATAGTATCTTCCATGTCGAGATATATTCTGAATTAGAATACATTCATTTAAACGACTACTCGAAAACCATACGCGGCACAATATGCATTGCCTCCAACTCCTGCGCCCACAACTTCACGGCATAAGGGATTGTCTTCAACTCGAAGTGCGTCTGTGCGCCACACGACCCGCAATGGTAGATGTTCTCTTTTGCGTTCACAACGGCAAGCGTTCCGCACGACTTACAGAATCCCGTTGTGAAGGGGTCTGAGACATCCATCAAGCGCTCCTTGGTGAACATTGCGGCACCGTGGGACAGCATACAATCGCGCTCCATCTCACCTACGCGTAGACCACCGTCGCGAGACCTGCCCTCACATGGTTGCCTAGTAAGAGACACAATCGGTCCTCGTGCGCGACTATGCTTCTTGTCAATCACCATGTGCTTGAGGCGCTGGTAGAATGTCGGGCCCATGAAGATTTCTGCCTCCATCATCTCGCCTGTCTGACCGTTATACAGAATCTCGTTGCCATACGGATGCATACCCAGCGCAATCATTTGCTCTCGGAGTTCCTTCTGACTCAGGTGGGAGTAGGGTGTCCCGTCTCCAAGTGTTCCCTTCATCGAGCAAACCTTCCCAAACATCGTCTCCATGAGTTGCGCAATCGTCATGCGAGACGGAACTGCGTGAGGGTTCATGATGAGGTCTGGGCGCAGACCGGATGCAGTATACGGCATATCGTCCTCGTTCAGAAGGATTCCACATGTTCCCTTCTGACCGTGGCGACTGGAGAACTTGTCACCAATCTCAGGAACGCGCTCAGACACAACGCGGACCTTGACGAAAGGGTATCCATCCGAGTTCTTGTCCTGCCACACTCCATCCACGCGGCAGGTCTCTGAGTTCTTATGAGTCGTCGATGAGTCACGGTACGCATACCCATTCGTGTCCTGCTTGAGGTTCGTGACCTTTCCAATCACGACATCGTTCTCGTGGATAACTGCCCCCACCGAAGGCAGACCGTCTTCGCGAACAGCATGATACGACGATGTCTTGAATCCACGGGTATTATCTCGCGAAGGACGCATGAACTTCTCCTCCTTTCCAGACGTGACATTTCGGTGCTCCTCGTCCTTATACATCGTGTAGTAGAGCGTACGGAACAGACCGCGATTCACAGCAGACTTGTTGAGAATCACGGAATCCTCCTGATTGTATCCGCCATAGATCCCGATTGCCACGATGGCATTCATCCCGAACGGCATGTCCTCTGTCTTGAGAATGCGCATGGTGCGAGTCTCCACGAACGGACGCGCAGGTTGGCAGAATATGTACCCGTTCTTATCGAGGCGCTTTGCGTAGTTCCTAGCAAACATCCCGATTGCCTGCTTGCCCATAGCAGACTGATAGGTGTTGCGCGGAGACTGATTATGGTCCGACATGGGAATGCTCGATGCCATATGCCCCAGAATCATTGTGGGGTGAATCTCGCAGTGCGTGTGGAACTTTGTGATTTCCTTTGGCGTCATTGCGACTCTCACCGTATCTGACTCTGACGAATCGATATACTCAATACAGGATTGGACCCAGTCGTTCCAGACAGAAGACGCAGGAGCAGATATACAGGACTCCTCCTTGACACGAAACAGGGGACGGGCAACACGACCACCATCGGACTCTACTGCGATCTTGTTGTGGAGGATGTTCCAAGAGATGCCTGTGTGAGGATGGAGTTGGAACTTCAACTTTGCGTCCTTGAGTCTGGAATGGACTCGCACCGGATCGCCCGTGTATCCCACAATCACGCCGTTGACAAGAATCTCGGTCCCGCTGTAATTCTTCACTGTCCGAACCCAGTCAATACAATCCAGTGACTGGAGAACCTGCATTGTGACAACAGAAGGGGTGTGCTGCGTGATGGATGTCAGCATTGCCATTGACTTGACAATACCTACAGAGTGACCTTCAGGGGTCTCGACGGGACACATATATCCCCAACTGGTTCCGTGTAACTTACGAGGCGCAAGCAACTTCCCAGACTTCTCCACCGGTGTCTGGATTCGGCGCAAATGACTGATTGTGGCAAGATAGGACATACGGTTCAGGACCTGCGACACGCCAACCTTCGTTGCGTTCGACATAACTGCGGAACTTGCCGTGCCAAGACCCTGGACCGTAAAGTTGCCTGTCGCGAGTGCCTGCTTCATCTTGCCCTCGATGGTCGATACCTTCAGAATCTTATAAAGATTGTTGACGTTCAGAACATCAAGAGGTTGAGGCGTCTCGCCCCGCTTCCACGTATCGTTATTCACCTCATTCACGAACTTGCCGCGAATGTCCTTACAAACCTTCTGGAACAGTTGGCGGAAGAGATGGGTGAGAAGAGATCCGGTGGTGACGATGCGCTTATTGGGATACGCATCTCGGTCATCGATAGACACCTTCCCTTGCTCGGTCATAATCACGCGACGCACCATGGATGCGATGAGCATACACTTGCGTGCTTCCAAAGTCTTGGAATCTGCCGTATCGCCGCCGAACTTCACGTGAGGAAGGCACTCTGTCTCAAGAAGCGTTCGGGCATACGCACACTTATCCTCATGCGATGTGACATACTGGAGGTGGCGTGACAGATACTCAATCGCATCCTCGCGAGTATATACGCCAGCATCCGCACACTCCTTGAACGAAGCAACGAGCGTCTCCGCGTTACTCGAATCTCCCTTCCAAATGAGGTTGGCAATATCCTCGTCTGTCTCGACGCCCAGCGCGCGGAAGAACACAAGGAGCGGAATGTCCTCTCTGAATCGAGGGACGCAGATTGTGAGGGGGTATCCTAACCCATTGAACTTGGACGAAATGCGAATCTCCAACTTCTTGGGGGGAGTTGTGAAAGACTCATGAAGCGACTTGGTCTCCACAGAGTGCGTATATTTCGAAACCGTCTTCTTGTTGGAGAACACCATCACGCGATTGTCCGCGACCTTCTCTTGGCACAGAATCGTCCGCTCGCTTCCGTGAATAATGAAGTACCCGAGTGGGTCATTAGGACACTCGCCCATCTCTTCCCGTGTCATCGGGTAGTCGTTGAGAATACACAAAGATGAACCGAGCATAACAGGAATCTTGCCGAGAGACACGCCAGAGAAGACCCGAACGGACTCATCGAACTCTGCAAGCGTGTTGCCCTTATATGCCCTTGCAGTGAACCGAACGTCGCAGAACATCTGTGCGGCATACGTGAAGTTGCGAACTCGCGCCTCCTGCGGAAACATGGGTTTGACGCGCCCCGTTGCCTCCTGAATCCGCGGCTTCATGTATGTGATGTTCTCAAAGGAAAGTCGGAACTCATATTTGTACTTCTTTGTTGTCTCGTCCTGTTCGTGCCACACCACGATTGGGGCAGTGGAAGAAACAATCAGAGGAATCTTATTACGAATGAAATCCTCAAAGGACTCAATTTGGTGCTCCACAAGGCGAGAAACCCCCTTTGCGTCGAAATATGATTTCACGGCAGTCCAATCCATCGTGATTCTTAATTGCCTCCTCTCCGTAAATGTAATCTAATTCGTTTTTAAAGAGAGCATGAATACCGGCGGGAAAGTCGTTATAATAAAAGAAGGTCAAGCACCTCCTACTGTAAAAACGGTGACGCCTCCCCAAAAAGGTCGTGCCACAGTCAAGAGACCTGTGAAAGGGATTCTGAAAGTGAAAGGAGTTGCCGACCCTGCAAAGTCTCCACCCTTACGCAAAACAGCAAAGCGTCGGCGTATTCAAATATTGACAGACTCTGGGTCGAAGAAGTACCGAAAGACAATTCGGCGGAAATTGGATAAGATGAGCAACAAGCAAGTGAAAGATCTTGCCGAAAAGCACGGACTCGTAAAGGGAAAGAACACTCCTCCGGAACTCATGAGACATATTGTGGAAGGCGGGATTACGGCGGGATTCGTTTCTGAACCATAATTAACAGGATGACGAGTTTATGGGGACCTATGGGATGGATGACACTGCATTCAGTGTCGTATTTGTATCCAGAACGTCCAAGTAATGCTGACAAAGAGATACTGAAACGATACATGGAGTTGTTTCGCGATACGATAACGTGTATCCACTGCCACAACCATTTCAAGGCAGTTTTTCAGAATTATACGTCTCTTCACCCTGAATGGGCAAACAGTCGGTTTGATTTTTTCTTGTTTGTATCAAGAGCACACAACACTGTCAATGCTCGTTTGAACAAACCAAAACCCGATAGTGTTCAAAACTGTATAACCGCATTTCAATCGAATACCGTTGTGACAAGCACACTCACATACAGAACCAAATATACAGAATATTTGATGCGAACGTGGACGAGGGAAATGTCCGGAGACTCATTGATAAAGGTTGGACTTGTAAAAGAACTCAGAAAAATCACGGAAGAGTATTGGAACAAGAAGACCGATACGAGCACTGCATCCTTCAATATGAACGCGAATGTTCTGGATTTTATAGCAGACGGTGCTCCCACGTCAGGAACTGTTTCTAGCATTGTCACGCAAACTATGAATATCGGACTCAGAGGGGGGAGATTTCAGTTAAGGCGCTAGATGGATTCCAAGGAAGTGAAATACGCGGTTTCATTTCCCAATCGTGGCGTTTCATCCAGGGATGTCTTGTTTCAGAATGCATTTCGTCAGGGAACTTGACGAGTTTCTTGGAAACGCGTAGCGATACGGCAGGTAGAATGAACTGGAGTTGCTGAGTGATTCCAAACGTGCGCACACCTTTCTCTGCGGTCGTTTCGGGATATTCCAGTATGTGTTTGAGAAGAGGCGCGTCGGGATAGGGATATACCCAATCCCAATTCAAAGGAGCATTCGTCTGGAAATAGTGTAAAGTCCAATGGAACGTCTTCCAGAATGACTCAACTACTTTTTGAGTATTCTGAACTCCGTCCAAATTGTGGAGACAGTATTGGCGGTAAAACATGGACCCGTCGCGACCCATAAGTCCTTTCTCTTCCGGTCTCCGACGCAGAGCAATGCGTTCCTTCAAAACTTTCAGTTCATCTCTTTCCGCAATATCTAAAAACGCATCGCGTCCTTCGAATGTGAATAAGTCCGGATTCCCTGCTTTCTCATAAACTTCAAGAGCATGCTCGTACCCCCCTTCACGCAGCGAAAACATCGCAAGATTCGGCATGAAATCGTTTCCGAAACACAGAATCATTAGGGCAACATATTGTGGAATCGGCAGAGGGATTTGAGTCATGAGAACAGCAATATTCAGGACTGCGAATTCGGCGGACGCAAGTTTCGGGTCATTGAATTCTGCGCTTTCGCGAAGCAACGTCATTTCGGATGCGACGGAGAAATGTTGGAGACAAATGAGAATCAGATCGGCATCCAGACCGTAAATACACACGCTGCGTCGCTCGGATTCTGGAAGAGTCCTCAACATCGTGAATAGTTTGTGCTCGCCCTCGCCTTCCTCCAGCGTCGAACTCATCGTGGCATAGGGAAACCTTTGGCGCAAAGCATTCTCGAGGTCGCGCATATACGGCGTCCCTGGCGAAATTTGGTTACGGTCAAATCCCTTATCGTCTTCTGTCTTTATGCGCATGCGCCTATACCGCTGCTGCACAATCTTGGCGTATGGGACCACACCGTCCATCGCAATCATCAGATGTTTGGGTCGACACACGGTTTCCAGCATATGTGCGAACGCATCGACGATGGACCCTACGGGATTATCCTCCTTCAAATACCGATGAATCAGGCAATTGAAGTCTACGCCAAGAACATCGACGTCGAGTCGTTGCTTCACAGTGCGCGTAATGCTTCTATGAGACTTGATTAAACTCGCAAAGTAAAAGGGAATGCCCATCTATAGTATGTATACCTGCGGTGTTTAAAGTACGAAAAATATTGCTGTGTTTGCGTTGTAATAATGTATTGTTTCAGTATCTACTTTAAATAACGTTTATTTAAAATACGGCAATTGCGATTTAAACGTGTTAATGTAGTTATTAACATACATAATATGTTTAATGAAAACTGGTATGGAGATGACCAGATAAAACACTTAGTTAATTTAGTAAAACAGGTAAAGGATATTGATGGACAAATAATTGAAATCGGATGTTGGGAAGGAAAATCAACAATAAATTTAGCAAATAATTGCTTTCCTGAAACATTGATATGTAATGATACTTGGTTGGGTAATATACAAGAATCTGCCGTTACAGGAATTACACATGTAACCGAAATAATTCTTCGAGAGAGAGATGTTTATAGTATTTTCGTTACTAATATGAACAATAACACTCAAAAAAATTATAGAATAGTAAAACAGGATTGCATTGAATGGTTGAAGGGTTTTGAAGGTATGATAAAATTTATTCATATTGATGCTTCTCACGAATACGAAAGTGTGTTTGAAACACTAAAACTAGTTATACCAAAAATGGTAAAGGGCGGAATAATTTGTGGAGATGATTACCATAACGCCGGCATACATAGGAGTGACTTGCATGGAGGTGTACAACGAGCTGTAATAGAATTATTGCCTACGCATAAAAATATTAACAATTTATGGTATTTTATCAATTAACATACTTAAATGAGGACAATATTATTATTTTAAGTTAAAGGGAGTGAAGTATCTAAATAGTTACATATCTATTAGCATTTCATAATTCTCAGGGAGTAACGATACATCCGTATCAACCAAATTGTTATCACGACAAAATAATTCTTGGCGATTTTGAATTCGCTTCGTTATCTTATCAATATCGGTGTATTCTGGGGAATTGTACTCCTGGTGCGAACAGTTTTTGATTTTGTTCGCAATGAATTCGGGACTTCCGAAATATGAAAAATGCCAACCACCATTAGCAATCCAACTCACTGGTGAAAAATTCATTCTCATATTGTCAGGCAAACGTCCCTTCTCGACATACGTTTTGTATTTGAGAATCTTTGCATGTCTCCAGACCACATTCTCAAACCTTCCCGAAAAGTTGTAATAAAACAGATGTTGTTCTAATCCGTGTAGTCCGTCAGAAATTGTCAACTTTCGGAGAGTATGTTTATTAGGGATTTCATCTGCGTCAGAAATAATAATCAAGTCGTCGTCCGATAATGATAACCTCTGAATCCCACGATCAATACAATTCCTCTGGAAACGTTCCCGAACCCACGGATCTGGACCCTGAGGCATGTCGTCGACAACAACACGAACTATCTTGCTCATATACTTTTCGAACATTGTAGAGTTGTCTCCGAAATACAAAGGCTTTGGATGCCCCATCTGGGTTACAGTTGCCTCAACAATGACGAAGTAATCGACCGTATCCCACAAATACTCTAGTCGAAATAAGAGCATCTTCAGTTCATTATAGAAAGTGAAACAGTCAATCACCATTTATATATTATATCATAAAATTATATAAACCTCGGATTCAGATAAATGAACTGGACGTGGATACTTCTGACACTGATTGCGGTTGGTGCGTTTGTTGCGGTGACGTATTCGAAGATTCGCGTTGCTCCCCCTGGATGCTCTGCGTGCTCGAAGAAATCTTCCGACCTAAATGAGTAAATGGACCTTGTGAGTAGTATTATTGGTGCCGTGCTCTTTGTTGCGTTCGTGCCCGGTGTTTTGACGCGCATTCCTCCTGGCGGAACCAAGGCAACTGTCCTCGTAGTTCATGCGGTTCTCTTCTCTCTCGTCACCTCGTTTGTCATGCACGTATACTGGCGCGCGCGCGAGGGATTTGGAAATTACGGCGAGGTGTGCCCAAACGGATATAGTAAGACAGAAAGCGGAGACTGTGTAGCCACTGGCGGACCCACCTACAGTCTCGCGTAAAATCACACGCCTAAAACAAAGATGTGGGTAAATTTATTGCTGAAAGCACTTCTGTTCATGATACTCGTGCCGGGCGTTCATATACGCATTCCGCCAGGAGGAAGTCTGCTGGAACAAGCAGTGATTCACAGTTTATATTTCACGGTCGCGAACTACTTCATTTACATGTATATTCGCCCTCTGCTCGAACGTTTCGAGAACCATCCCGACACAAAGAAAGATGTGCCTTGCCCGACCGGGTCCGTGAAGGGTAAGAACGGAGATTGCCGAATTGCTACCGATATCCATGGACCGTTCAGTTAGGAAGTTCAATAATTGTGTCGAATCCACGGTACATTAGAATATAACCTAACTTACATGCCTTTGCTATGACATTATCAACTTCTGGTGCATGACCGTGCTGGTTTGTCTCGAACATAATCTTTCGAGGGTAATACTCCTTCGGTTTAGTAAGTAAATAATCAAGAAGTCCATCCATAATAACACAATCGTGACCTTCAGTGTCAATCTTTAAATACTTGATTCCCCTAATATTGTGAGATATCAGTAATTCGTCAATATTCAAAAGAGGAACCTTGTCTATCGTTACGTACTTCTCATACCCTCTGTGGTAAGGATGATAAGTTCCTATTGAGTTACATCCTTTAACCCACCAACACACCCCCAACTGTTTGATAACGTTTTCAGGAATATAGTAAACATCAATAGTTTCAGAAGTTCTGTTCGCGGTTACTGCTGCATGAACCTTGATTACGTTGGATCTGTTTGGTAGTGCGTCAATGTAAGTTTTTACTGCTTCCACTGACATACCCTTTTCAGTATCAGCACATTCCTGACACAATGTCTCCCAGTCCGAGGTGCCTATCTCCAAGAAGTCAAGGTCCATTTTAAGTTAAATACCGTCAATGGTGTAAACGCCATCGAAAACGGATTTTACTTGCGCTACAATTAGAACGCATCATGAAACGAGAACGAGACACCGACGAACTCATTACCGACGCACCCCCTCCTAAAAAGCACAAGGTACAATAAAATGCTGTGGTCCACGATCTGCGAAAAGATCGGTGTGCCTGAGAATGTCACCATTGGAAACCCTCTGCCGGTAGGAATGGTGGTTGAGTCGACCCTGCTCGAGCAGAACGATAATATCTTCGCACTGTTGGAGGAGTATGATGCTAGGCCGGAACTTCTGAACACCGCATTCTACATCTCGGATGACGAGAGTCTGGATGAGGAAGAGGAGCGTATCCTGGAGGAGGACTACGATTGGTAATATAAAAACAAAAATCTAAAAATCATCTAGAACTTTTTCACCGTAGTTCAGGTGCTTGGCGCACAAGGAAACGAGTATTGACCTCGGCAGGTTTGAAGTAATCGGAAATGACACCTACAACCACATGAGGGTCAAACTCTTTGCAACTGAACACGTCCAAATACATGTCGTTTGTCTCTTCTACAAAGTGGGCGCAAATATTGGAGGTCTCGATGAGTTGAACTAACGTATACCCCTTTTTGTTTCCCGTGCCAAACATCACAATCTGTGGAGGACCGTATGCGACCATATCAATCTTCTTCACCAGTTCAGCGCTAAATTTATAAATGTTGGCAGGGCAACGAATCATATGAGGAGCACAACGAGCAACGTCAACAACGAGATGGGTTCCCCACATAGTTTTTAGGTATATGTTTGTCGTGTGAAAATATCACACCAACTCATAATGGACCTCGTCGCTATTTTGGCGTGGGTCTTACTCGGTATACTTATCTGGTATACCTTGAAACCTGTGTATGAACATTTGTCATTGAATGCTTCCAATATTTGGTTAGACAGACTCACCGGCGAGTTCGAGTTGTTCGGATTGTCGTGGACACAAGTTCGAGTCGGCGGGACAGCATTAGCATCCATGACCCCAGACACGTGTCCAAAAGACAAACCAGAATACGATGCCGGATTGTGCTATCCGAAATGCAGAGATGGATACCACGGAATCGGACCAGTATGTTGGGCAGACACACACAATATAGGTGTAGGGACTCCCGTTGGTCTTGAACCTTGTCCAGATGGTTGGGAAGACTGGGGTCTAGTCTGTCATGAACCAATATCGTGCAGCGGAGACGCGTGGAAACCAGTATGGGACCCGGGTCATTGGCGTTGTCGTGGTGGAAACGTAGAAGGTCGCTTGAATCACGGAGGTGTCTGCCCTGGTCCAGGCGGAGGAGATGACCACACAGATAAGGTAGATGGACTTTGTTACTTGCAATGTCCCGAGGATTTACCAAGTCATGTTCCAGGAATGCCTTATTTATGTTACAAGGGTGGAGACCTGAGTTACGGTCGCGGGGTAGGAAAAGTTCCAGGGTTATTCCAATTCTTATCAAAGACTGACTATGAAATCAATATCTAAAATTTTCTGCGTTGAATTATAAAAATGTACGCCAAACTCCTTGTCCTCGCGGCCCTGTTCTTTGTTCTGACCCCCGGCGTCGTCGTGTCCCTCCCCCCTGGCGGTTCCACCCTCACGGTCGCGGCCACCCACGCGCTCGTGTTTGCGCTCCTGTACACCTTCGTCCTGAAGGGACTCCTCAAGAGTCGCCGCTAAACGGACTGAATGAACTCCCACTTCAAGTAATCGCAAATCTTCTTCCAGATTTCGTCGTGGGCAATCAGTCGGTCTCTGGACTTTAGAAGGGGGAAATACACCTTGTAATCGTCTAGTTCCAGCAATTCAAAGAACTTATACAGAATGTAGGAATACGACAGGAAATTTGTGCGGTCGTCCGGACAATACATGAGAAACGGCGCCTGAATTTCCTGAAACATCGCACGGACCTTTTCCTCTATTTCGGGGGTGATGGTCGGAGGCGGGTTTCCATTCAAGCGCGACAGGATATGCGTCGCGTGCTCGTAAAACTTGGACCGATTGAGTTTCTTCAGGATTTCGCGCATATCCTTTTCCGTCAATTCCGCAATGTTCTGAATCCTGCGTTTCTTGATTTCGCACACGACTTCGTGCATGACTTCCACTGGAATAATGGTCGATTCCTTTGCTTGAAACTGGTTCAGAATCTCGTTCAAGTGATTAATCTTCTTGTAGGCATAGTTGTTCCTATCTTTTGGCGGGTCGCGGAAACTGGGGAAATCGGAGACAACTAACATATGTTCTTCCGACCCACACAGAGGGCATACAAGAACGCCTTCTGCGCTCAGTTCCTCTCTTGCCACGTTACACGACAAGCAGTGCTCCACGGAATCCGCGCGGTCGACTTCTGTAGGTTGGACGGTATTTAGCTTCATGCGCGAGGCATATGTGTCAAACAACCCTTTCTTGGAAACGGCAGATTCTGTAGATAAACTCGCGTTCAAATATTTGAGGAACGTGTTGTTGTTGCCGGGAATAGAAGCAATCTGTGCTTTTTCTTGCGTCCCGTAATATTTCATCATGATATCGACGTTCTTCAAGTAATAGGTTTCCACCGGATTCGATTCTTTCAAAGTCGTTTCAATCATTTCCAGTTCGGATGTGAGTTTGGAAACTTCAAGGATGTCTTCTAAGAGAGCAGACTTCTGTAATTCAGAAATTGCCTTTCGAAGAATTGATGCACGTTCCTCAAGGTCTTCTGCGTTCGTGTCCTTCAACGACGTCACTATCGATTGATGGATGGAATCAAGCGTTCCAGTGATGAGCGGATGCGTTTTCGCACGCAACGGCATATCCCGATATTTCTTGGTTCGGAACACGTTGTCCATATGAATGGATGGAGAGTGTCCTGTGAAAGTATTAATGATTGCAAAAATGGTAAACTTGGAGTCGGTATTTGGGGTTGGTCAAGGCACAGGGACGCTGCTTCAGAATGCTGTTGATGACGTCTTTGTAAGGATACCCCAGTTTCTTACACGCATATGCGACGCACAAAAATCCGCTGCGATTGATTCCGCACTGACAATGGACGTATACTGTTTTAGATTGCGGGTCTTGGAGGAATAGTTGCATTGTTGTCTCAAAGTCCGGATACCATCGTATAATGAACGCATCCAGATTATCTACTGCGTTCAAGCACGCATACTTGTCTGGGTTCTGTTTTCGGAACCATTCGGGGGAATCCACGTCGAATGCGCAATTGATGACGTGAGTAATGGAATTCTCTTTTAAGAATTCGGGATCCTCTAACCAGCATCCGGGTCCAAACATGATTCGCGGATGAATCCTTGCCGGCGGGTCGTTCATATACCCTTTTGAGTATCGCCTTGTCGACGACCAGATATCAACCAAGTGACTCATTGTCTCTATACTGTCCGATGTTTTAAAACGGATTTTTTGAGCGAAGATATGAGGATGTTATCTTAAAATGATGGACTTTATGAAGGTTCATAATACCGAGTTTCATGTCGCAACAATACGAAGGAGGAATAAGGTGCTTGCGGAAGCAAGGAACGTTCTTGGAACTCGGTGTCGAGGTTCTGGATGGTCAGACCTTAGTATGCATGCGGAACGGGCAGTTGTGAAGCGTCTTGGAGATATTTCACAACTGAGCGGATGTACGCTAGAAGTTGTTCGTCTGAATAAGAGCGGGGAATTAAGAAACTCGAAACCGTGCCAAGACTGCGAGATGTTCCTTCAAAAGTGTATGAAGCAGTATGGATTGCGGAAGTACGTGTATTCTTCCTAAATAAGAACGCTGAAGAGCGTGCTGAGAACGTAAGAAATAGAGATGGCAATGAGACCCAGAATGCCGGCACCCATGTACGACACGACTCCTCCAGACGTGTAGGTGTTGGGGATATACTGGAGGAAGAGGTGGCGAGGCGCAGGGAGAGAAATGATGACCGCGGCAAGGAAGAATGAGAAGTAGGTGAGTAAATTTTTGAATGCGCGATAGACCATATAGAAATTGGCATCGTTGCTTTTTAGAGTCATCGCGGGTTGATTGGACGGTTGAGGGGCAATGAAAGGGTCGCCTCCGCCTGTCACCATTGGCGCATATGCCGGCGACTGAACAGGTCCGCCGCCAAGAAGATCGCTCAAGTTCGTTGCTCCGTCCGACATGTTTATTTAGAGTCTGAGATTTCGCACTTGGCATCTTCCGCGCGATACTTGTAGCATTTGCCGTCGGTTTTTATCACGTGCTCTTCCACATCTTTGACTTCAACGCCTAATGCCAAATGGGTTTGAATCGGTTTATGGCAAAGAAGAATTGCGAGACCGAATCCCACTAGGAACGACAGGACTCGGATGCTTTGGGGATTGTGAAGTAGTTTCGAAATTTGAGGAACGAACATCCTATTTGTGTGAGGACGCGATGAAATTCAGGGAGGTTGAGTCCTCGGAACAAGCAACCTCTTCTGTCTTGAACTTGACGCATCCAGACGGCGTGCGAAACACTGCCTTTGTGAACGGAGTGGGGAGTTGCATGTCTTTTCTTGCGGGAGGCGCAAATACTGAAACGAGCAACAAACCTACAATCGTTCCTATGAATATCCACCCGATATCAAACATATTGCTTTAACGCCGGAATAATCTTTCGTTGAGTTAAATGAGCGAAGATATTCCAGAGGTAGTAACACCAAGTGTCGTTCCTGTGACAGTATCGATTGCGGATATCATGAATGACCATTCGGTAGTCGTTCAGCGCGAATCCGAATCAAACGCGCTTTTAACTTCGCAGTTGTTGTCGGTGGCTGCTCCTTCGTTCATACCTGCCCTGCTTCAATGGGCATCTTTGGGTTACCCCCCAATTTTTCCAATCCTGCGTATCCAAGTGGACGTTCCCGAAATATGTGCCGACGGAGTTTCCAGGCAGACGCAGCAGTTCGTGGAATATAACTTGGGAATGCCATTATCCGAAATTGTGGCATCCATTTCTACCAAACTTTTAGGAATGGACGTTTCGTATTCGTGCTCGTACCGAACTCTTTCCATCCACGTTTCCAAATCCTCCTAAGGTGTGACCTTGTAATACGGATGCGTCGTTGGAAGAGAAGAGTTGATTCCCCATTTCCACGCCAAATATCCTTCCATCTGCCGACGTTGTGTTGACGACAGAGCAGAACTATAAATCACTACTTCATTGAGAGAACCAGTCCAAAACGTAGCAGGTGTGAAACTTGGAGACGTTCCGAGAGACGCTCCAAGTCCGAACCTAGTGAATGAAAATGTTGTATTTGAGTTTGCACTATATGTATTGTTTAACGAACCATCCACAAACACAGGCGAGTTGGCTGCCCCATTCCACGTGATAGTTATAACGTGATACAAATCGGAACTGATTGTATAGTTTGTGCCGTCTTGAGTGCCGGTAAGACTGCCTTTTGTTATCGCAATTGAGTTTGTTCCTGCATTCGCAAACCGAAATGCGCCGTTTTCAGTTGTTTCAGGACCACTTGTGATTCCCGCTATGATGCGTCCAAGTGTAGCGCTTATTGCGTTTTTCACTACAATAAACGCTGTCATCGTATTTGTTCCATTCGTAACGGCCAGTGCGTTTGACCTTATGTACTGAGTTGAACCATCGAACGAAACATCCCAACCGGCAGGATTTGATGATGTTGCGGTTCGCGTAGGCCCTACTGCGACTGTTAGGTGATTACCATTTCCGCTTTTATCATTCCATGCAGTTATCGTGGATCCAGACAACGTAAGCGATGACGTATCCGCCCCATCGTACCACATTAACAAGTTTGTTTGCAAAATTGGGTTAAATGGAGTTAAGGTTGGAGTCGGGAACCGATAAAAAGGATGAGTTGTTGGAATGTTCGTACTCGCACCAGGATACGCAGTTCGTTGTGCACCCCATTTCCATATCAAGTATCCCTCCACTTTCTGTCTGTCCTGCGTCGAAAGTGCGCCATCGTAAAACAGAACTTCCCCAAGTCCGTACGCAGAACCAGAACCAGCCCCTATAACAACTTGTCGGTTTGCCATTGTTGCAGTTGTAGCAGTTTGGGCGGATACATTCCCGTTCATTCCCAATGTATACGTCGTTGCTCCGCTCTGAGTCATGGAGGCAATAAATGTACTGCCGGAATA